TTGCTCCACACTTCCTGAAACATCGGAAATGTGTTGAGTCGATCATCCCGTTCTCCAGACAATTTTCAAAGTCTGAAGCGAAGGATGGTAGGGTTATCGTTAAAAACGAGATACCCTCATCATTGACGCGTGACCGTATAGTCTTTAGGTCACGATGAGAGACCTCAGCGACGCAAGCGTCACAAGCATCTTTGTAGATGTTGTACGCTACTTCCAGATAGTCAAAGGACGGTTTTACCCGTCCACCGTAGCTTTTCATACTGCCCACCTCTTGGTAGGTCGGTAATCTAGCTACACACTACCCTTCCGTCAAAGACGGCAAACCATCACTAACCACGGTGGCCAGGGACAGTCTTCTTCTTTGAGGAAGCGCGGGGCTTCAGGCTCTTTTGCGGGATGACATTTTTAACGTCCTCCTGAATCGAATCTGAACCCACAAGAGGTTTCAGTGCATCAGCTAATTCAGTGATAGCACCTTGAAGTACTCTTGCATGCGGACCTTGAGCATTGGAAACGCCAACAATTTTGTCGACGTTAACTCCATTACTCTCGAGAACCGCAATAGCATCAGAGGTAGCTTTAATGGCCTTTAACAGCCCTTTCAGTTTGCTCATGATGTAGCTCCTTCTTGTGTAAGACAAAGTCCGTTAAACCAAGCTCGCTTCCGGCAGGCGATGGTGCGCGTGGAGTCCATGATATCCGTAAGGTCTGAAAACAGAACCCTACGTTCATCGTCTCCCGGAGCATCTTCGTCCATGTCTCGGAAATAGACTTGGTTGTGTAAGACATTCTTTCTAAACACGAAGTCTTTAAAACGACGATCCGGTTGAAAAACAACCGTCACGTCAAGAACTTTCTCTCCGGTCAGAAACTCTGACCTAAGATTAGTTCAAGACTCCTGTCCAAAGAGTTTGTCTACCATTGTGGTGTTCATCCAGGACTGAAACCCTGTGATGAGCTGCTGTGTCTGCAAAGAAGTAAAACCGGCTTCTGGCCGATCAATCTGAGCAGAAAAGACGAGTGTTTCGTAATCGTTGATCGCCGTAAGGGGATCAGCGACGACGGCTCGTTGCGTAAACGTTACCAAACTCTTGATGCGAGACTTTTTGTCTTTCTTCACCGAGGTATGGCGGACGTCTAAAGTAAACGTCTGGTCCGAGAGCTGATAGACCGAGTGTTTCTGGTCAGTCAGTATCTTCGGCATCGTTTTTGCCACAGCATTTACTGTGATAGTTTGTGGATCGGATAGCATGTAGTTGACCTCTTAGAAGTTTGAGTGTTAACCGCAGTGAATATGATCCTTACTCAAGGGAACATACGGCTATGCACCGCGGGAGATATACCCATGAGACGACCGACTTATGCCGATCGCTCCGAGTATTGCCCATTGCCTTGGTGAGAGATTCTGCCAAGGCACGTCGAACCCGTATGGACTATCTGCAAGCTCACGTTGCTTAAACGTGAGTTCACGCTGAAATTTCAGCGTGACAGGCCCAGAAAAGAAGTTCAAGACACAGGTCTTCGTCATGATCTTCTGCTGAGTCTGCATAACGTACAGACCCCTGGCGACAATGCCGTCCTGGACAAAATCATCGAGACGTTGGATATAATTACCAAGTCCGGTGAACCAGTCGACGAGCCAAGTCCAGGGGGTTATCTTATAGAGTAGAGTCGGATTGATCCGAGCGCCATACAAAGTTAGTAGGCGTTGAACAGTCTGCAGGTCGTCGAAATTACTATCGTCGGCCATGTAGATTGATGGATCGAATTCAGGGCGGTAATACTTGAAGGAGCCACATGCCCAGGTACGCTTTATAGTTCGCGTACTAAAGGTCATGAAGCCCTTTTGGCTCACTCCGCCGACGGTCATCACCTTACACAAGGGGAAGCCTGAAGGCCCTCTCATCTCAGAAGATGGGATGGTTCCAGAATCAACCCCAGTAAATGTTTCGAGTGATGTATCGTCACTTTCCTCTAACACACGTCTTTTCCTGACAAAAACTCCATTGTCACGCACAATGTCGGATATATACTTTGTTGTATTGTTCCAAACATTGAGGAACTTTTGGAGGTCAGATATAAAAGGTACCCAACCAAAAGAATGGTTGAGAAAGTGATCAGCAACCTCATCAGGATGCATGATCGGTATGGAGATCTGCCGAAAGGGTCGATGCCTGCCAAATTGTCCTCGATCGAGGACATCAATGGCTAAGGGATTGAACTCAGACGCAGTACCCAGTGCTCTCCACTGACCGTGGAAAGCATTGGCCGAAGTCTCTAACATACCAGGCAAGTCCTTAAGTTCATAAATGAACTGGGCCAAGCTTGCTTTCGGTATAACTGGCTTGAGTTTATCCCAAGCCAACGTGTGATACGACGACAAGGATGGAACGTTGGAAAGACCAGAGGCTCGGATAGAATCGTAAGATTGTCCAAGCCAAAAGCCATTGTCCACAAAGGAACCACTATACGCGTCAAAAGTGTTTGCCGGGAAACCCGGCGAACCCTGAGACGTGTACGTGCCAGATCCAACCATCCTAGAAGCTGGAAGATGATACACAATGGACTTAAACGGTCCACCATTCACATAAGGAGGTCCTGGGTTCGTTTGATCCCATGTCTCCTGCGAATGGAGGGATGCCGGCAAGTCACCACCGACGGTAATATTACCGCCGAGACCAGAAACAATCTTGCCATTACTTATTTGGTAAGTTTTGCCAAGGACTGAAGTGGCCTTCAGCGCGGAATCACGTTTCCCGTTAAGGAACGTGCCCTGCGTGAGATCCCTCACCCGATGTCGGGTAAGAACCCCGGAGTAACTAATGCTGTGCTTGCCTTTCTTGCGGCGTTTTTTCGCTCTCGCGATAGAACGTCGAGGATTGATAAGCCTTGCAATAGCGCTCTCGAGGGACCCACGACGAGAATTCCTTCTCGTCACATTGGGGCTTGAAGTCAAAGTATCCTCTTCCGTCATCGTTATTAGATAACCTTTCCAAAGATTCGAAGACGCCCATCGC